ATGGCCACGTTGTAGCGACCGGCCCAGGATTCATGATCTATTGTTGGAACAAATGTGCCATCGGTACAAGCGGCAGCCATCATGACTCGATTGAGTTCATACACTCTATCGGCTAGATCTTTGTCTTTGAACTTGTTGAGTCCAACAGTGGCTCGACTCCGTCGTTGACCAATCTTGCCAACCTGTTTCTCAATGAGAAACTCGTGGGCTCGCATGTTTATGAACCGGCAGCGTTGTACACACTGGACTGTGCAGAACTTGCTGTGCCCAGGGCTGTGGCAGTTACATTAGCACCAGCCAGGATAAGACGATTGCCTGCACCAACATAAATTTCTTGTACAGTTCCTGATGGAACAGAAACCACGTTGGCATACAAGTTACCCTCAGCGGTGGCAGTGCCCAGTGCTGTGGCAAACACTTGGTATGTGACATCAGTGCTGTTGGCAGCAATAGATGCTTTGTCTGTGGTCCACACAATGTTGCCTGCGGTGTTGATTACTTGAATAGGCATTTTTTACTTTCCAAATGTTCGGTATAAGTTCAACAGGTTCTGTTCAACTTTTGCACTTTCTTCCATGCTGACTTGTCTACGCAGTTGACTTGCCAGCACTGGTATAGTAGATTGTCCTGTGGACTTGGGACCGTTTAATCCACCGGAGTATTGCAGTGCATTGTCACTGGTCTCAGTGTTGCTGGGCCAGTTGGGATCGTTTTCGTCAATCACGTCGCAACCGCATGGTGACTGGCCGCATCCACATCCACTGGATTGTTGACTGATGCCGGCCATTTTCAGCAGTTCTGCTAGACGATCAGCATCTTCTCCGTCAGCATTCACAGTGATGTTTTTACGATCTTCACCGTGTTCATCATCTTGACTCATGTTCACAGTGACGCTCATGCCTTCTGTGATTAGAGTTTCTAGTTGTGCATCCAGTGTTTCGTAAACACTGCCACCAAACTTGAACTTGCTCTTGGATTTCTTAGGCTCGTCTTCTTTGACTTCGTCTTTCTTGTCATCATACTCAATATCTTTGGCTACCTTCTTGCCGGCTTTTTCGGCCTTAGCATCTTCGGCACCACGCTTTTTACCATGGATACCATCTTTTTTCTTTTCATCATACTCGATGTCTTTGGTAACTTGCTTACCGGCACGTTCTGCGCGGTTGTCTTTTTTATCTGTAGACTCTGCTTCTCTAACTTGTGCGTCGCCCGACTGTTGATTTTGAATTAATTTCATTGCCGCATACAAAACAGATTCTAAACGACTGGCATACCCTTGTGGGAATTCGCCACCTCGCTGTGCTTGCTTTGCTATTGCTCGAATATCAGCAAGTTCGTTATAAATTTGTTGTGACTGTCCTTGGTCATAGCCTTCTTCCATGTCGCCTTCTTTGACTTTACGCTCGCCTTTGTGCTTGTAGGCCTTAGCAGTGGTGCGTTCGGGTCCTTTTGCTGGACCCTTTGGACGACCACGTCCACGCTTGTCAATGGTGTTGCCTTCGGCATCAGTTTCTGATCCAACAGAGTTTCCTTGTGGATCAACTCTACGTGTTACTCGACGGCCTGTTGCTGTCCACTCTGTGTCATGCTTGGCACCGTGTGTGACTTCACCTGTGCGCGGTGTGTCTCGGCGTGGCTTCTTGTAGTTGGTAAACGGATTAAGATCATCATCTTCGTCAACACTACTGGTATCTGTAAATTCTTTACCACCAACTTTGAACTTGCCGCCCTTTGGTGTCTTGGCCAGAGCACCGGTAAATGCATTGCCTTCGTCAGCCACTTGTTGTCGACCACCTAGTGCATTACGCATGGCTTCAGCAGCCACGTCGCCTAGCATTTCATCAACTTCTTTTTTAGCGCCGGCAATCTTGTCAGCGAACGTGATTTTGTCTGCAGGAGGTGCTAGGGCGGCAAAACTTTTTTGCTTGGCTGGTGACATTTTTTCTTTGATCTGTTTGGGGTTGGGTTCATCACCAGGCTTCATACCAGTTTGTGGCATGTCCATTTTGCGTTGCAAGTCACGGATCATGTCTACGTCGTCACCGTGGCCAACCTTGTTCAGCACTGCACTGCCGGCTTTCTTGGCCATGCCGCCAACTTTCTTGACCACATCACCAATGCCTTCTTCCATGCCGCCATCTAAATTAATTTTATGCATAGCGGCACTTTGTTCTGCATCATCAAAACGTTTTGAAGGTCCTGGTCCAGATAGCGGCATACGAGAGTTAGGATATGCATCACGCATTTTATTATACTCTTTCTTCATGATACCTTTGTGGGCATCAATTGCCGATTGGCGGTCTGCTGGTTTTTTAGTAATGTTTGCTTTTAAGCCTTTTAACTTGGCGCCAGCAGTTGCCATCGTGTCACCGAAGCCTTCGTCAACAGTTTTGTCGTTATCATACTTGTCATACTTGTTACGAATTGGATCTAATGACTTGCCTTCACGTCCGGCCTTGGCCAAGGCTTCCATTCCTTCTTTGCCGTATTTTTCGTAGCCCTTGGCAGCACGACTCATGTCACGCTCGTTCAACGGTGCAGATTCTGGTCGGGCGGCGATGCCGTCTAGTGTTTTGTTTAGGTTGTGGAAAAAACTCATTTTATTATCCTTTAGGGTTGTAGCCGGTGGCTGGCTTGGGTGGGCGTTTGACGTTGGTCATTGGACTCTTGTCACCCATGGGTAAACTGTTTGTGGTCACTGCTGGGGGTGTCCGACCGCCGGCCACTGTGAAGTCACTGCGATAGGTATTTTTTAACACTGCATGTTGATCATACGGAGCAGAGTAGTCTTTGTACAAGGCCTTCTGTTCTGCGTCCGGTGCAGGATATGGAGAATCCAATAGGTCTTTATTTTGTTTTTCAACATCTGCAGTCAACTTGTCATTGCTGTCTTCATACGGCACAGTAAGCATACGCACACGATTTGGATCAATGCCCATCATTTGTGCAATCTGCTGTATCTGTGGCTCAATTGCAGGATAGCGGAATTCAACATCCATGTGTGTCACACTATGGTTATCGAACGCAGGAAAGTCTGCCGGACGAGCCTGAACTGGTGATGTCTTTGGCGTGGTTATCTTAACCACGTCAAATTGACGAAGTTTTTCTTCCAGTGCCCGAACTAGATCTTTGGGAGTATCACCCACGATTTTAATGCGGTAGTTGTATACTCTTTCGTTTTCTGACAAGTATTCTTTAAAATGTTTCATAATCAATCCCTATACGATATTTATGCAGGTTTATTCTTTTGATCTCTTGTGCCGATTAGTCGATCCAATAAATCGTTACGACTCAGCACTTGACCTTCAGCAGTTTCCACAGATTCTTCTTCAGTATCACCTGCACGTTTTTCCCGGTCCAGATCCAGTTTGGCTTTTTGCAACTGCAACTGAATCATCTTGAGTTTCTTGTTCATCTTGGCTGTTTTAGCAGTAAGTGCATGTCCCAGCATGGCACCTGCCACTGCAAAGATTTCACTGGCATAGCGGCTGTCCACTTGCATACCAAGGTCCATTAGGTCATCAAAGGTTTCTGTGGCTTTTTGTGCCAGTTCGTCCATGTCGCCATCTGAAGCTTCTAGATCACGCACACTGGGTAAGGCAGCGTCAATCTTGTCAATGGCATTGTCAATTTCAGTTATGGCATATTGCGTGGTGGCAATATCCGGCACAGTTTCGTCTGTATCGGCAGTGCTAGACGGCAAGTCGAAGAGGTCTTCTAATTTTTTAGTCATACCATATTTACCGCTTTTGCGGTATAGTGCGGCTTATTTTCCGCCGTTACGAAACATGTCTTCTTCTGTGATTACGCGAAATTTTAAGCCGTTGCGATTGCACCATTTGGTTGCAGAATCCCATTTGGCGTAGTTGATGGCCACTACCATACGGTCTCTGTTGCTCATTTTGCTTTCAATGATGCTTTGTTTTTTGGGTTTGATTTCGATCACTTCTGCAATCAAGGTGTTTTGGCGTGTTCTGTAAGTGATCAAAAAGTCCGGCACATATATGCTTTGTTTTCCTGTAACAGGATTGCGATAAGGGATCTGTATACTTTCACTGGCCCACTGCATCACATTGTCGTTGTTGTCCAGGAATCGCATAAAACTCAACTCCCATCCTGACCTATAACGTGGCACACCTTTGCCCACATATTTGGCAGGATTTTTTACAGTGTAGGGTCCTTGCGCAAACTTGCTCATGCCCGGACATTTCGTGCCGCATAGTAGTTTGGCTGCACAGGTTGTGATACGCCAAGCAAAGTGCTGTTGCTACGTTGATTGTTAAGATAGTAGGCCAGAGTCAAGTTTAGTTCTGCAGTGTTTTCAGTTGTTTGCATCTGCTGTAACAATGACAGTGCAGGTATGCTTTGTTCATTGGAAACTCTAAACAGTGCGGTGGCAAAGTTGGCAGCGGCAGAATCAGTAGTGTATATTGATTTGAAGTAACTGAGAACTGCATCCCACTCATTGCTGTCAACAAACTGCTCATATCCGTAAAAGCTGTCAAACACTCTCACAGTGAGATCCAGATTATAGTTGGTATTATTAACTGAGTTCATGTTCTAGGAGGCGGTTGTTTAGGAAATAACATACTGTTGGCAGAGTTTGCCGCGTTGCGCATTGCGCCCGGTAAACTGTTGCGCAACACATCTTGCTTGACAGCATTTGCATCATTGCGTATGATATTGCTGAGTGGTGTTTTCTTCAGTGTTTGGTTTACATTCAGTGCTTTTTGTACACCACCAATCACATTGGCAAGGCTGCCGCGACCAGACATCAGTGCAGTCAAATCTTCGTAGATGCCCACGCCCGCATCCAGTAGACCGCCTTGTCCCAGCACAGTTGACTGACTGCCAGGGCGCGAGATTGAACTGCGAATTTGATCGTAACGATTGGGATCAGCAAAGCCAACCACATTGGTATCAGGACGCACAGCACCAATGGCACCTGAATAGTATTTTACAGTTTCATATCTTATTGTCACGGTATGTGTCATAATGCCGTTGCCTTGACTGTAGTCATAGGTGTCGTGTTTCCAATCTGTGATCATTGGATTCACCAGCACATAGGCAGCAAACTTGTGCTGATTAAGTCCGTAAATTTTGATATCGCGAAAGAAAGGTGGCTTACCTTCTGGAGCAAATGTTCCATCAGTATAACTTTCACCTATATAACCCCAGTCGTTTACAAATCTATCATTGCTGTAGGTGTCACGTGTGTTGTAGCCAAAGCCTGTGGGTGTGGTTTGTAGATTGCCCGAAGTTCCGTTGGTGTTTGGCACACCTTCATACTGTTGCACAGGATCTTTATAGTAGTAACTGAAGTAGTTGTACCACATGTTGCGAATTAAATCACCACCATCATCATTGAATGTTATGGTAACAGGTTGATATTCAATTTTACTCTGTACCAATCGCTTGCGATTGTACTGATTCATTGTGTCAACTGATATTTGATAACTGGGCAAGTCAATGGTTTTAACCGACAGGCCAATGCTGGCAGCATCGCCGTTGCCAACCATGGCTTGCAAGAATGGGATTGCACCAGAATTTAAATTGAAGAATGTGTGGAAGTTAAACTTGAGTCGTGGTGCAAGTTCGTATCCATTTGTACGAAAGGTTTTACTGGCATGGGTATAATCTCTTAACCCGTTGTCGCCAATAAAACCTTTTAGAAAGTTTTGTCCAAAACTCATTAGACTACTTAGGCGCCTTGCGTGCCACCCAAGCCAGTTACTGTGCCTAGTGTAGTGCCAAGGATGGTGCCTGTTTCGCCAACACCACCACCAACAACCTGGTTGGCATTGTCAAAGGTAATACTCAGTGCAATAGTCATTGCTTCACTGGTTGCGTAATTGGCATCACCATAGTTTACTTCTTTCAAGTAGCAGCCATACAATTCCCATGATTCAAGCACAGTTGGAGCAACAGCACCATTGCCACCGTCAAGTACTTCAAACTTGGTTGTGAACTTGTAATCTGCACCTGCAGCCGCTGATGCCATTTCAAAGAAGTCCAATTGTTTCTGCAGTTGTGATCCAACCAGTTGTTGTACATTGGCTCCGGCATCGTCACGCAAGTTGCAACTTACATCACCCCATGAGTGCTTGCCAGCCATTTTAAGAGTGGAGTTATAGATTGGAATATCTATATTTTCAAATGTCACTGTTGGGCGTGTAAAGTCAATGACTTGTTTGGTCATCTCGGTAACCGGACCACCTTGCACACCAAAATTTTCAAATATCACTCGGAAGCGATATTTTAATTTTGGCATTAATATACCTGTACTGCCTTGGCTAGCGTCACTTGCCAAGGGTACTGTCATTTTGTTTAACGATGCTGAAGCCATAATTTTTATCCTCTGTTACTGTTATTTATGTTATCTATACGTGACTAAAAATAGGGACCGGGTCCCTATTTTATTAGCCTCCGGCAGCAATTTCTCCGGTGTTCTTGATACGAACTGGAATGTAGATAAACTCAACAGCCTTGACTGGCTCAATGGCAATATCAACATACAATTCGTTGCGATCTATACGTGCAGGAGTGTTGTTTGATGCATCGCACACCACTAGATAGTCATAGATACCACGTTTAGCAACCAGGTCAATCATTAGACCGTCAATTGCGTTTTTAATCTGATTGCGTGTGATCTGATCATTTGGTTCAAACAAGAACTGCTTGCCGATGATGTCCAAGCGTCCACGGATGAATGCAACCAAACGTGACACGTTGATACGATCCATAGCGGTTGTAAGGCTTGTGGTTGTTTTGTTACCAAAGTTAGTGATACCAACACCAGGAATGAATGTGATTGGGTTAATTGCATTTTCATACAAGACATCACGCAGACCTTGACGTACACCCAATGATGTGAATTCGCCTGTGGTAGCATTGACATAGCCAAGTTGTACAGCGTTGTCAATTACACCACGACGTGTTCCGGCTGGAGCAAACCAAGGGAATGATACTTCGTCACTGCGAATAATTGTGCGAATCATCATGTGACTTGGTGCTGTCACCACTGGACTACCGCTCAAGTCAGTTGTTTGGCAACTTGGGTAGAATACGCCCATGTATTGATTGCCCACTGTCAAGCCGTCGCCTGTGTCTAGACCTAGACCGTTGTTGTTGCTGGCCCACAGCAGGATGTCTTGTGGATCTAAGCGCAACGGTGTATCACCAATCACAAAGCCTGTGTTGTTGCGCTCGTTGTTGAGTGCAATCATGTTTGGCATCAATTCTGGGTATGCAGGAGTTGCCATCAAGTTGAACTGACGTTGTTCTTCACGAATATCTGTGTTTGTGTCAATGCCCGACTTCAGTGCAGCCACAATCATGGCACGTTGTGCTTGGCGTCCCATGTATGGAGCACCATTGGCTTTTAGTCCACTGGCTGTTACCCAGGCATTGGTCACTGTGGGCAGTGTGTCATCTGGGAATGTGTCAGCATTGAAGTAATCAACTTGGAAACTCTTGACATTGAATCCTGAACGACGTGTGTTGAACAACAACATGCCTTGTGGATACAGTGTAGATTGTGGAGCATCTAGATCTAAATAATCACTGGTCAACAAACTAGTGATAGTTGGGAACGGTGCTGTGATAGGATCTGTAGTGCCGTTTGGTGCCCAACGTGCATCAGCAAATAACACACCATTTTCTGTAGTTTGATCAGTGTTGTCGATGGCCACCCACTGATCAACTCCATTCACTGGCTGCCAGCGATACAGTCTTGGATAGTTTTCTAAATCACTTGTGTCCACCCATAGATCACCAAAAACCAATGGTGATTCTGATTCGTCTGTCTGTGTTGTTGGTGCAGTGGCACTGATAATAGGACCGGTAGCATTGGTTGCACTTAGATCGTAACCACGAATATCGTTTGTCACGTTCTGATAACCTTGCCATGTGCCATTGTCTTGAATCATGATGTCAACTTGATCAGTTGCACTGTAGTACCATAAGCGACCATCTGCTGGGTCTTGATCAGGAGCGGCATCACTTGCTGTGTATGTGAATGTAGGTGTACCAACCCAGTTGCTCAAAATTAACCCAGTAGCAACACCATTTGCATAGTTGTTTCTTACTCCACGAACGCTGGTGCTAAACCCAGCGGTAGTGACTGGTGTACCAGTTATATTAATTAATGCTATTGTTCCGCCGGCTGCGTGTGTAAACACAACAGCACCTGCACTGTTGACTGTGGCACTAACGTATGGAATATTGGCACCACTAACTCCAGCAATGAAATCTTCAACTGTGGTTCCTGCTAGTGTAACTGTGGCAGTTGTATTAATAGCAGTGCCCGGTTGGCTGGCTGTAATTGAAAATGAGTTACCAGACACAAATGGCCCCGGAGTAGTATCGTTTCCTGTGATTTCTGTTGCACCAGTAGCATATCTTTCAAATATTGTAAAACTTGATGTGTTATTTTTTAATATGTTTGCATGAGCATATGTAGATCCCGCTGGAATATTTTTTCCGCCGCCACTGGGATCAGTTGTATACAACTCTTCATTTTCAGTAAGATATATTGGACATGTTTGTGCAACAAATGCACCTAGAATGGTACTGTATTTTTTAACAACAAACTGAGCTCCTTGATTCACATCAGTAATTTTTTGCCATACACTTCCAGTTGGTGCTGGCTGTGTTTGAGTCGCACCCCAACGTGGAACTGTATAACTTGGACTTACTTGATAGGTAGGAGCAAAATACTCGGTTGCTGTGATGCCCAATGTTGTCAGCGCAGTGCCAGATATGTTGGCTATTGAAATAATGCCAGTGTTGGCTGTGCTGCCGTCGTTAGTGGCAGTGGAATCAGCATACATGTATAATTTGCCACCAATTGTGGCTGCATATACTCCAGTAATGGCTGCGTCATTAATCGCATCAGCAATGCCATCCACTGTGTTGTTAGGCACAGCAGGAACTGTGATTGTTACGTCATTAACAGAAAAAGTTTGTGCGGCAGTCAACGTAGTTGGAGCCAATGTGCCTGACACAGTTGGCCAGGCAGTTTTCCATTCGTCACTACCAATCAATACCCAGGTATTGTACAAATCTGACAGTGCAGTAGCACTGGTCTGTGCGGATGTTGGGCCACCACGCTTGTAGTATCCTGGATTAAATGTACTGGTTGCAGTAACAGCATAATCACCAATGCTGCCAACTGTCTGCAGTGGAACTGAAGTTCCTGTTTCTAACTGTGTAGTGTTGGTGATCACAATAGGAGTTTGAACAGTAAAGATACCAGTTGTGATATTCCACTGGAAGATGCCCCATTCAGTGTTTGCAGTGTCTAACCAATAGGTATTGTTGGTTGGAGCACCCAATGGGCGTGTCAATGATGCTGTTAGTTCTGTTAAATCAATGTCAACACGCTGAACATAGCAACGATTGCTTACACCCAGTGCAGAGTATGCTGCCAACAGGCCGTATTCGTTTAGTTCGTACCCATTGATTGGAGTACCAGCAGTGGTCTTGTAGAAGAATGGGTTGCCAAACGTAGCGGCCAAATCTCGCTGACTGGTCATTAAATAAACACGGTTAGCATTTGCTGCCAATGTTCCTGGTGCAACGCCAACTCCAGCGGCACTGGTTTTGTTCTGTGCCGTTGCTATTAAAATGTATGGTACTGAATTGGTAGCAGCAGGGATATATTGACTTTCGTCGATAATCGTTACTTCTACGCCTGGGGATACTAATGCCATGGTTAAATCCTTTTTCTAAGTTTTAATATTTAGCACCTATGCGTAAAAAACACGATCATTCGACCCTTTGCAAAGGTTTTTTCCGCTAAATACTCCATGCAAAGACCTTTATGCCCTGCTTGTAATCAAAGATTGTGTGCTGTGAACTACCACCGTGATGGTGTGCCGCACTATAGAACACGATGTGAGCACTGTATCAAAAAACAACGTCGAGTGAAACCACCGGTGGCTCGTTGGCAATCAAGTGGCTATAAGAAAAAAGCCACATGTGATAGATGTGGCTTTAAATCCAAGTACTCTGCGCAAATGTCAGTGTATCATGTGGATGGCAATCTACACAACACCACTGTGAACAATTTAAAAACAGTGTGCTTAAACTGCACCATTGAGATCAAGAAGTCTGATTTGCCTTGGCAGCCAGGCGATCTGGTGCCTGATTTATAACAGTTTGTATCTGCGTATACAGCGAGTCAATGCTGGAGTTGTTGTGCAACACAAAATCAAAGTCAGTACCTACCCAGGCTGTTTCGCTAGCATGAATGCCTTCATTCTTTAACCAGGCTTGTGCTTTGACATCCCCTTGATTTGCTCTAACCGCAATGTCAGTCCAATGCGGTTGAGTACCTCGCTCAACACGGAGTATAATGCCGCCCGAGGCACGTAAGGATTTGATTTCGTTGGGAAAACGGCAGTCACTAATCACAACATTGTCTTCACTGTTACGCAGTTTGTTTTCTAGACTGGCAATCCAAATGTCGTCGTGAAATCCAGAACGGCACACTTCTGTACCCCATAACTGTAGCATTAAACGTGGTGTTAGTTCAGGCATGTTCAAACGTTTGGCCCACCAGGAGTCCACCTGTTCTCTCCATTCACGGGCCTGTGCTGTGCGGCCTTCTAGCAGGGTACGATCCCAGCCAAACACCTGTGCCACTGCATCTTTAAGGCTGTTGGCAAAACTTTCACGCCTGTACTCGTGGAAATTCACCAGGTAGTCTGCAACAGTATCTTTGCCAGATCCAATAAATCCGCATACGCCAATGATCATGATAATTCCGTTACATTTAAATGTTTGAGTGTGGTTTGCAACAACTCAATTTGTCTACGGCAGTCTTCTAACGCATGATGACTTGTAGGCGGTTTGGGCAGGCCTGGCCACAGAGCAAACACTGTTCTCGAATCTCTAACTGCATAAAACTGCCACGGAATTGGTTTTCCGTAACTTTTATAAGCATGTTCCAGGATGTTCATGTCATATGTGGGACCTTGTGCCCAAACACGATTGCTTTGCCAAATCAGCCGGCCCAACTCATCCAGTGCTTGGTCTAACGGAATTCGGTCTTGTTCGTGAAATGCTTCATCACGTGCTGCCGCAGGTTGAGTTGCCCACCAGTCAATTGTGCCTTGTTGGATTGATCTATTTTCTTGGCTCTCTAGTGCGATACGAGCATAGTATTTGCGCTCATTGTATCCAGAGCCTAGCGGATCAAAACTCTGGGCCGCAATGGTTAGTATTGTGGTGTCAGGGCCGGTGCCCAAACCTTCTAAGTCAATCATTAAATCTGCCATGTGTTATTATAACACACAACTGTATGATTTGCAACAGATGTTTAGCCGATTACCCAACTCAGGGGCTGTGAACCATCCACATAGTTCTTGAGATCTACCAGCAGTGCTTCCATTTGCGCTGTGGCTTCAGATTTCATTGCGGCACCGTTTAAGGTTCCGCCACCCTGTGGGCCTGCAATGGTACCAAACTTTTCACGTGCTTCACCAATGATCATTTTGCAGTTGGCCACCATGTAATCACGTATCCATTGACTGATCTGGAAGTCACTCAGCAGGTTGAATTCAGGTTTTAGATTGTAGGTCCAAAGCAGTACATTCTCGCCAGTGCCTTTTGGGTCACGGATAATCTGCAATTTCTTGGTAACAGGATTCCAAGTGTAGTTCATGTAGCCGCCAAACATACGTGCGGCCAGTTCAACATACTGGCTGTAGAAGTCATAAGTGGCCAGGCCGCCAGCCACGTTGAAGTTCATTAGGTAAACGTTGACACTGGCTTGTGAGAACGGATCAAAGTTTGACGAAAACGGTCCTGCACTATCGCCAAACGTTCTACGGAAAATCTGTCGAACCTGTATGGTTTCTTGGGGCAAGGTATAGATGTTTACATCCTTGACCAACTCCATAAAGGTATAACTTTCTTCATACGCACCCTGAGCACGTTGACGATACACACCAATTGTTTTTTGGTATGCGGCTTCGTAATGCTCTGCATCTAGTTCAAGGTCAATGATCTGCGAAGCCAGTTGTAACTGCACATATTCAATAAGGTTTTGTTTTAGCGTATTAAGGCTTGATTGTTCTTCAATTGCCATGGTATAGAGCTCCGTTCCAGTTATTTACCAGGATTTAAGGATGATCAGGTTCTCTGTGCCACGTCCGTTAAACGGTGTTTCTGTTGTGGTCAGATCCTTGTAGATCTTTCTAGCGGCTGGCTTGCCTGCGGCACCTAATGCTCGAAGCACATCTGCAGGCTTGCGTACAGTTTTTTGCTGGCTCTCTACTGTACTGAACCCAATAATTGAGTTGCTCTTTACAGTAAACGCCTGTGCGTGGCTGTCTGCTACAACATGTATCAGTTTACGCTTTTTGGTGTCATACAACCAGGCTTCTGCTTTGTCCACCAAACTTGCGGCAGGTAAGCCTTTGAGTTTGAGTTCTGCAAATTCCATGACATGCTTGAACTTTGCGGCACGTTTTTCTGGAGGCACTGCTTTGACCTTGCGTGGTTTGCGCTCAACCTTTTTAATCTGTACATACGCACCACAGTCCGAGATCACCAACTCACAGAACTTTACGCAATTCCGTAACTGCACCTTGCTCAAGAAACTGTAGCCTTGTACTAGGTCAGCATCTTTGCCCTCTACTGCCGCATCAAATTCTGCTTGTTTGCGTGTCCAGATTTGTCGAATGTCGTTTACCATCTGTGGGGCAATGTTTAGGCTACGCATCAGCACCACGGGCTTGTAGTCTGCGTTGAGTTTGGCTCCTGACGCAACGAAGTCATCAAACAAGCCGTCCAACTCACCTGCGCATTCTGATACCTTTTCACGCAGTCGGTCCTGGATGGTGATTCGTGGTACTGAATCATCAACAGGTACTTCTGCTACCTCTTCATCTTGTTTGGATTCCAAAATCTCTCGAAGCAAGTTATCCAATTTGATCTGCTCGTGATC